AAATGGTGCAATTGTTGAAGATGCTCTCCGCATCAAACTCGGTAAAGTTGATTGGTTATTCGTCCTTGCTGGTGGTGGCGGTGGCACCGGCAGTTCTGTTACCGCTCTGCATCCTGTCTTTGAGCGTTACATGCGCTCTGTGCAATCAAGCGGCAAGGTCGTTTATATAGTCTCTTGGCCCACTGCACAAGAAAATCTTAATCCCACAATCGCTCGTAATGCGTTGACGCTAGCAAATGATGTTGCTAAGCATCCGCACATCATCCTTGATAACGAGCGCTCAACACGCTTACTTCGTGGCAGAATTGGCATGCTTGGCATGTATCCTGTCGCCAATACACAATTTGCTAAGTCGCTTGCCCAAGTGCTTAAACTCTCCACTGAGGATTCACCGATTCAATCTTTTGATTCTAAAGATTTGGAAACATGCTTGGGTAATGACGGCAGAGCCTTTATGGGCTCGACCATGATAAAGGACCCAAATACTGGAAAGCTTGGATCGGTGATCCTCCACAACTGCATGAATCGTTCCGCATGTCCTCCGCCCAAGGGTAAGGCTGCTGCGGGCTCATTAGTGCTGGTTGTATCAGAAGAGATGGTGGCTGACCCTAAAGTCAGTAAGAATATTGAGTCGGCAATCGCTTATGTCGGCGGTCGATGCGAGACACTTTTCTCTGGTGTTTATGTGCGAAAGAATGTGCCCGGTTTGATTGCGATACTAAGTATGAATGGATTAGCAACATAGGAGATTATGATGAATTGGCTTAAGAAATTATGGAACTCGCTGATAAGCAAAACCTCAACATCACCGAAATTGGTGGTTGTTGATGAAGAACCCGCACCCGTAGAGGTTGAGGAGGATAATTCCGAACTAGTTGGTGAAATTTTGTGGGAAGTTTTGCTTGAGCAAGGCGTACGTCCCAGTGAAATTAGAAATGCCAAAATTAAAGAATTATTTGATGCCTGGTACGATGGACCTTGCACCAAAAAAAGTATTGTCGCTTCGATAGGTGATTTCAAAAAAGCGCATAGCATATCTTTTGGGTGCGATTAGATGATAAAGATTACGAAACCAGAACTTAAACAGATTATCAAAGAAGAACTTGAGTCCGTTATGTCCGAAGGCTGGCGAGATCGCTTTACTTATGCAGATCCCGGAGGCATGGACTATACATTATCTGCTCATGGCGATACTGCAGGGCGCCGGATGAAGCGATGGATGGCAGACAATGGCTATACCGAAGAACAAATAGAAAGAGCGTCCAAGTTGCGCTATAAAAATCCACTCGATCTGCGCATGAGAGAAATTGACGATTGGTACAAGTATTCATCTACCCAAGGATGGACACCCGAGCAGATTATTTACTTCATTGAAAACGCTGGAAAGTATTTACCAAAAGGCATCACCACTGAAAAATGGGAAGAATGGAAGGATGGATGGACCGCATGAAGATTACGAAGTCACAACTTAAAGAGATCATCAAGGAAGAGCTTGAAGCGACTTTATCTGAAGTTCATGACATGAGCCTCAAGGGGGATCCCCGCAAAGACTTTGCAATTCCAAGCGCAGCGTGGGATAGAGCATTCCGCAAAAACGGAATTAAGATTTCATATCATGGTCGCATGGGAGTAGAGAGAGACGAGTGGAGCAAACACAGAGCACAGGAAGTTAGCGGTATCACCTATTGGCCATTGTATCCAGTTAAAGGCGGATATATGGGCGCCTATGGAAGAATATATAATGCACTTTCGGATAGTGGTGGCGGACATGGTCTGCAGCTTGTCGATGCTGCGATTGAAGAAGCCAAGAAGATGTGCGAAAAAGGCGAGTATGTAAAAACGGGAAGATACGAAACATCTGGAGTAACCCCCGGCGGATGCAAAAAGATGGGTTGGATGCACCCAACGGAAGATTCCTAAAAATGAAAAAACTGTTTGAAAACTGGCGAAAGCATTTAAATGAAGGTGATGGGCAAGTTTCGAACAGGGGCGGTCTGACCGGTGGTCTGGGCGCTTTAGATCGATTTCCTCCCACGAATCCAGCAGACATTATGGATTCAGAAATACAAGCGCACGCCATGGCTTTTTTAATGGACTTGGGCTTAGAAGAGAAAGTAAGTCGAGTATTCGTAAAAAACATAGCGGTACAAGATCTTCAAGCGGTAATGGAAGCGGTGCCAAAAATCGACACAGCAGCCGAGGGAGAAGATGAGCTTGACGAAGTATCTTCCGAGAAGCAACGTCGATGGGCTTGCGCACAAAAAGATAAGCCTGCATCTCAGCGCGCAGATAGTTTATCAGCTGCAGAGGCAGAAGAGATGTGTACATCTAAAATAGAAGAAGATGATTGACCCGAAAGGGAGGGGTCCGGTCGGACTCGATAATGGAGTGATTAATGATGGCTAAAGCACAAGCATTTATGGATACATGGCTGGCAAAGCTTACTTCTCGTAAGCTTATGGTTTGGTTGACCGCAACAGGTTTGACCCTTGCAGGTCACGTGACTAGCGAAGATTGGGTGGTTATTTCGGCAATATATATCGGAGGTCAAACAGTTATCGACGGAATTGCTAGATTACGAGGACATAATGGTTAAAAAACGAATATTAGATTTTGCGTTAAAGAATTGGAAAGCGATACTCATCGTATCGCTTTTGCTCGTTGTGGCTCTCAAAAACAGAAACGACTACAAGTTAATGCAGAAGGCGTACGAAACTCAAGCGCAATCCCACGAAGCTCAAATAGAAGGGCTTAAAGAAATACATGCTCGCGAAATAGAGGAAAGACGCATTTTAACAGAGAACTATCTAGAATCCTTGGCAGCAATCGAAAAAGAATATGAAGACTCCCTACAGATGATCAAGGAATTGAGAGAAGATAAGAAGACCAAATATCGAAACAAATTCAATAGTGATCGCGAGCAGCTAATTAAAGACATAGAAGAGACCTTTGGGATTGAATATGTTCCTTAAGCTAATGTTAATGCTATCTTTGACAGCAAATGCAACTGAGCCGGCAAAGTTTACTTTTTTAGAATACAAACAACCAGCACCATTTGAGGGTGTATTGTTTGATGAGTATTCGATATCGACAATACTATCCGATTACGACATTGCGGCGTACGCCTGTCAGATAAGAGTAGACTATGAGATAGAAAAATTACAAGAAACCCACAAGTTCGAAATAGAAAGTTTAAAAATAAAACACAAATCCTTAACAGATGAGTATGATTTGTTTATAATTCAAAAGGATAAAGAAATAGATTTATTAGCTGCAGCGCTGAAGAAGACGTCTCCGCGATATAAGTGGTTATATTTTGCGGGCGGTATTGTAATTGGTACTGCTGGTTCCTATGGGGTATATAAAGCTTTAAATGAAAAATAAAGATACCGATCAAATAGCCGCTATTGAAAAAGCAATTGCCAAAAAGTACGGAACAGAGGCAATAGTTAACCCGCGCGATGGCTGGAGTGAAGATAGAGAAAAAGAGTACCTTAAGCAAATGAAAGAGTTTTATCAAAAAACATCCAAAAATGAAGAGTATAGCGAGAAAATAGATATAAATGGTATAATGGTATCAAAAAAACTACTTAATAGAGAATCTTTAAAGTGTTGTTCGGTCTGTGGGGCTTTTCCTAAAAAATCCATGGATGACGTTTGTTACATCAAATTTGATTGTTGTCATAAGTGTTATATTCAATACGTAGAAGATAGAGAAGAAAGATGGATACAAGGATGGCGCCCCAATGAAATTAACTCCTCAAAATCTTAAAGCTCTTATTTATGAAGTTTTGAGAGAACAAGAAGCAGACCAAAGAGTTACCACCTCTTCGATGAGTGGTGCGAGTTTTGCCGCAGCAGGCAAAGATCAACGCAAAGAAGCAAACCCAGAACTTTCTAATTTAGAAAGAGGGATATTACAGCAGATAGATCAATTTTTATTGGATCTAGCAGAGCTTCCGGGAGTGGAGCTGAACAACAAAAAAGCAATCATTCAGCGAGTAATGAAAATGTTACAAAAACAAATAGTCCCAAGCACATCCACACAGTCTCCAGAATCAGTCAGTGAGCAGTGCGGATCTGCTATTCCAGATGATCCTGTTGCTTCTGTTTCTTCTGATTCGGTTGAGGATGGAGAAGGACGCATGGCTAAATCTCAACTATATCGAACAGCAGAATATGCAGCAGAATTGGAACAAATGATAGAAGATGGAGAAGAGCTAGATAGTTGGGTACAAGCTAAAATTACAAAAGCATCCGATTACCTTTCTTCAGTTAAACACTATTTAGAGTATAAGAAAATGAGAGGAGATCATTAATGGCTACAGTTTACGAAATTATACAAGGCTTAGCGCAAGCCGCAGCAAATGCATATGACGGCGCGCTTGGTGAGGATTACGAGCCGGCAAATGACGGTATACTTCGCAGAGAAGAGGGTGATGCCCTTATTGATCAAAGAGTCATGGACGGCTTTAATGTTAAATTTTATGGCAATATGATGTGCCTAACTTATCAATCAGAAGTTCAATTAAAAGAAGTTTATGCTAGCGGTTTTGAGCAGGAGATCGATCAGAGATTAACCGATATCGCCGGCTGGCTTAAAAAAGAATACAAAAAAATCACTGGCGACTCAGTCACTCTAACCGAAGAGGGAGAGGTTGACGTGATGGTCCAAAACTCTTCAAGAGTAAGAAGCTGGGTGCAAGCTAAGAAACATTATAAAGTCGGCGGTCTTGATGAAGAGATGAGCGATACGCAAGAATCTACCGACCGCGTCGAGAGCAGCTGGAAGACCTTCTTGGATCAGGGCGGCTGGCAAGGTAAGCGCCCCAAGAACGATACCCGTTCTAAGAAGTAGGAGAGTAAAATGCAACTAAGCCGACAAGATCTTTATAGAATAATCATTGAAGAGTATACCGCTGAAGAGGGCATTGTACTTAGTGAGGATAAAGTGGACGATCTTCTGGCTTGGGTTAAGGGTGGCGAAAAGCCTGACTGGGTAGATGACGATCGAGAGATCCCTGAGCCTCCTGAGCTACCTCCGGCACCTGAATCTGAGCCGCCCGCTGATGATACAATGCCTTTCCCTGTCGACGAGCCATCTTCAATTGAAGATCAGATTGCCGCCTTAGTACAGGGATTACCTCCAGAAGAAGTAGCTGATTTATTTCAAGCAGTATTTGAGACTCTCCCCGGCGTAGAGATGGGGGATGCCGAAGATGAGGCACCCGAGACTCTTTATTCCCCCGGCGCCGAAGGTCGACCTCAAGTTGGGTTTAAGTTAGAAGAATTAATGACCCTTATCCGAGAAGCCATGGCAGAAGGTCATTATCACGATATGGGAAGCGATGCGGAGATGTATAACGTTTTAGATCCCCACGGCTTCGAAAACTACACTGATGCGGAAATAATTATTCAGGCTCGGAAAGACGGACTTGAGGAGATAATAGTTGTTGACGGAGAGGGAGACTTAGCGAATCGAGAAGAAGTTATAGCGGCCATGAAAGATGTATGAGTTTCCAGTTAGACAAAAAACAGAGAGTTCAAGAAATATTAAAGTGCGGTAACGATCCTTCATATTTTCTTAATAATTATGCTAGAATATCTCACCCGCTTCATGGTCTAATTTTATTTAATACTTATGATTTCCAAGACGACCTTCTTAAAGATTTTAATGATTATCGCTTTAATATTATTTTAAAGGCGCGCCAATTAGGTATATCCACAATTACTGCCGGCTATATCGTATGGATGATGCTGTTTCATCGTGATAAAGCCATTCTTGTTATGGCTACCAAGTTTGCTACCGCTGGCAACTTGGTTAAAAAAGTTAAGAACATTATGAGAAATGTTCCAGAGTGGTTGCGTATCGCGAGCATTTCAGTTGATAATAGAAACTCTTTTGAATTGTCAAACGGCTCGTCTATAAAAGCTGCGTCTACGTCAGGCGATGCGGGTCGTTCAGAGGCACTGTCTTTGCTGGTACTTGACGAGGCTGCGCATATTGACGGACTAGAAGAATTATGGACAGGTCTATATCCCACGCTGTCAACTGGTGGTCGCTGTATTGCGCTCTCTACACCAAACGGTGTTGGTAACTGGTTTCACAAAACATGTACTGATGCCGACGCCGGCGCCAATAACTTTAACTTAACTACGCTACCGTGGGACGTCCATCCAGATCGTGACGAAGAGTGGTTCAAGAAAGAAACCAAGAATATGTCCAAGAGACAAATTGCGCAAGAATTGGCATGCAATTTCAACACCTCTGGTGAGACAGTCATCGATCCGGATTGTATGGAGTGGCTATTATCAAATGTTTGCGAACCAAAGCATAGAACCGGGTTTGATAGAAACTTTTGGATTTGGGAAGAGTTTGATCCAACCTGCAATTATTTAATGGTTGCGGATGTGGCTCGTGGCGACGGTGCAGATTATTCGACTTTCCACATTATCAAATTAGAGACACTAGAGGTGGTGGGAGAGTACCAAGGAAAGCCAACTCTAGATATGTTTGCAAACATGCTCAATCAAGCCGGCCGGGAATTCGGCGGATGCATGCTGGTGGTTGAAAATAACAATGTAGGGTACTCAGTCTTAGACAAACTGCTTGAATATGCATATCCAAATTTGTACCACTCAATCAAGTCTACACATGAATACATCGAACAACATCAAGCAGAAATTCGTCAATCAGCCGTACCCGGATTTACCACCACGATGAAAACGCGCCCTCTAATAGTGGCGAAATTAGAAGAGTTTATCAGAAATAAACTAATTAAAGTATATTCCTCTCGTACAATTAACGAGATGAAGACTTTTATTTGGAAGAATGGAAAACCACAAGCCATGCGAGGGTATCACGATGATTTGATTATGGCATTAGCTATTGCGTGTTGGGTAAGAGACACCGCACTACAAGCCAACGCCAGAGATTTAAATTATCAAAAAGCTTTTCTTGGGGCAATCTACACAAGTAAAACAACTATGAATACACAAATTAAAGGACAAGAAGGCTACAAAAAAGATAACATCTTTGATAAAATGAATGATGCCAAACATCTATATGACCAATTTAAATGGATTATAAAGTGAGAAAATAAATGCCAGCAGACAAAAACCCTAAAAACCCCCAAGCGAATTTATTTAAGGCGCTTACACGCCTGTTTTCTGGACCAATTATCAGCTATCGTTCTCAGAGCGGCCGCAGAATCAGAAGACAACATTTAGATAAATTTTCTTCACGTTTTAAATCAGCGTCGGGTCAACAGTTTAAGAAATCAGTATATAACCCTTTGGACAATATTGCGTCCAACGCAATTCAAAATCAACGCCGCAGCGAGAGATATGTCGATTTTGATCAGATGGAGTACATGCCGGAAATTGCATCTACTATGGATATCTATGCTGATGAGATGACCACCTATTCCGATCTGCGACCTATGCTAAATATTGATTGCCCCAACGAAGAGATCAAAGCAGTGCTGGCAATCCTTTATTCAAATATTCTTAATGTAGAATATAACCTTTTTGGCTGGGCACGTACTATGTGCAAATACGGCGACTTCTTTCTGTACCTTGATATCGATGACAAGTATGGGGTACAGTCTGTCATCGCTCTTCCGCCGGCAGAAATTGAAAGACTTGAGGGTGAAGATTCAACCAACCCTAACTATATCCAATATCAGTGGAATTCTGCCGGTATGACGTTTGAAAACTGGCAAGTTGCACATTTCCGCATCCTTGGTAACGACAAGTACGCACCATATGGCACGTCTATTCTTGAGCCCGCTCGTCGTATTTGGCGCCAACTTACACTGATGGAAGATGCGATGATGGCTTATCGCGTGGTTCGTTCATCTGAGCGCCGCGTGTTTAAGATTGATGTAGGCTCTATTCCACCGCAAGATGTGGAACAGTATATGGAGAAAATCGTGAGCCAACTGAAGAGACATTCGGTTGTTAACCCAGATAACGGCAAAATTGATTTACGGTATAATCCAATGAGTATTGAAGAGGACTATTTCATTCCTGTGCGCGCAGGCTCACAGACAGAAATTCAGTCACTTGCCGGCGCGCAAAACATTACAGCCATTGATGATATTAAGTATCTGCGCGACAAACTCTTTTCCGCGCTAAAAATTCCTCAATCATACTTGACTATGGGCGAGGGCGCCGAAGAAGATAAGACCACTTTGGCACAAAAAGATATCCGATTTTCTCGCACCATCCAACGACTGCAGAGAGTTATAGTTGCGGAGTTAACCAAGATTGGAATTATTCATCTTTATACGCTCGGCTTCCGCGGCGACGATCTGTTAGCATTCGATCTATCCCTCAACAACCCTTCTAAGATTGCCGAACTTCAAGAGATCGAACATTGGAAGCAGAAATTTGATATTGCTGCTTCAGCCACGGAAGGCTATTTTTCTCGTCGTTGGGTAACTGAAAATGTATTTGGCATGTCTCACGAAGAGTTCATTCGCAACCAAAGAGAAATGTACTACGATCGCAAGCACGACGCGTCACTCCAGCAGGTTGCTGAAGCTGCCGCAGCCGGTGAGACCGCCGGCGCCCTTGGTGGTGGTGATCTGGGTGGAGATCTTGGCGGAGACTTGGGTGGAGACTTAGACTTGGGTGGTCCGGAAGAGATGCCAGCTGGTGACGCCGATCTTGATGCTGGCGGCGACGAAGGCGGCGGTGATGATTCGCCGCTCTTGGCGGTACCGCCCGGCTCTAGAAATGCTCCGCGCCTTACACCCGGCGCCAAGGGAAAAGTTTATACTCCTGTTAAAACAGACAAGCGCCCCGCTGGTGCGCGTACGAGGTCTTATGCATCGAAACACTCCAAGGAAAAAAGCTCTAGCACGATAAGAAATATAATGCCCGGATACTCAGAATTAGGTACCCTCACTAAGATGGGAGGATTATCCACAGGTATTTACGAGGATCAACAATCTACTTATAACGTACAAGAACATTCAGAAGAGACTAAATTGTTTGAAATAGGAGATACTGTCCGGACTTTGCTGGAAGGACTACACAACAGAGAAGAAACAACTAAGGAACAAAATGATGAAAGCAAAGCACAATAAAAAAAGAAATACCGCATTTGTCTATGAGGCTCTTTTAAGAGAGGGTACCTTGGCTATTTTAAAGCAGGACGAAGAAAAGCATCAAAAGATTATTTCGATCCTGAAAAAACATTTTACAGCCGATTCTCTTCTGCGCGCAGATTTGGATTGCTATCGCTCTTTGTACGAGGGAGTTATTGAAGATCGTAAAATGTCCGCACAAATTATAGCAGAAACCAAAAGAAGAAAAGAAGCCCTTGATGCATCTCAATTGTTCAAAGAGCAGACCGCCCTCATTAATGACATTAATCGCGAAGTCTCCTCTTCGGTTTTCATGAACTATGTTCCGAATTATAAAACACTAGCAACCATTGCACAAATGTTTTCATCTAAAACTTCTCCCAAGAACAAGGTTATTTTGGAATCTCATATCATAGAGAGCATGCTCGGTGTGCCGCAAGAGGAGACACATGATATGGAAATCGATGATGTTGTCTATAAGACCCTTGTTAAAAAATTTAATGATAAATACGACAATCATCTTTTAGAAGAACAGCGTGCTCTTTTATCGTGTTATATAAATTCTTTTTCTGACAATGCATTAGAATTAAAGAAT